GATTTGCGGCGATTGCACCGACGCAGCGGTTGTGGGTAAAGTGCTTCAAGGTGAAAAACCCATGTTGATGGTAACCGATCCGCCATATGGCGTAAATTATGATGCCAATTGGCGTAACGAGGCCGCCGAAGCAGGATTTCTGTCATTTTCTCCCAGAAGAACAGGAATCGTCACAAATGACGATCGCGTTGATTGGTCGAGTGCCTATGCATTGTTTCCTGGAGATGTAATTTATGCATGGTCACCCGGAGGTGCCCTTTCGATTCCCACGGGATTGGCATTGCAAAAAGCAGAATTTCAGATTCGCAATCAAATTATTTGGGTAAAGTCGCATTTCCCAATTAGCCGCGGGCACTACACTCATCAGCATGAACCATGTTGGTATGGCGTTCGCAAAGGAGGTCAAGCTCATTGGATTGGCCCGAAAAACGCATCAAACACATGGAAGATTTCTCTAGATAAAAATGTCGATGGCGGACACAGCACACAAAAGCCGCTAGACTGCATGAAGATACCTATCTCCAATCACAAAGGAGACGTTTACGAGCCATTTCTTGGATCCGGCACAACCCTCATTGCATGTGAGCAACTGGGACGGCGATGTCGTGCCGTTGAAATTTCACCAGGTTATGTGGCCGTAGCACTGGAGCGATGGAATACAGCCACTGGCAAAATACCATCTATTATCGATGCAAGCAACGCATGAAATCCCAGACGCAACGTGTCAAAGCGCACGACCGCAAGCTCAAGGCTCTGGAGCTCAGAAAAAATCGGATGTCCTATCGTGAGATCGGCCAAGCGCTGGGCGTCAGCAGTCAGGCCGCGTGGAAGTTGGTAAGCCAGGCGCTGGTCGAAACAATTCAGGATCCGGCGGACGCTGTCCGAAAAATCGAACTCGAATCTCTGGACAAACTTGAGAGCAGGCTCTGGCCGAACGCCACCGATCCGGCAATAGTCGACCGCATCTTGAAAATCAAAGAGACACGTGCCCGTTATCTGGGGCTCTATGCCCCGACACGCACCGAACAGAGCGGGCCAAATGGCCAGCCAATACGAATCGAACGGATATTTGACCATGAGAGCGTCATTGCCTCCATTGCGCCACGATCAGCACCAGATCTTGAGGAGCCAGGCGACGACTAAAGTTGTCTGCGCTGGCCGTCGGTTTGGTAAAACTTATATGGCTGGCATCTACTCGCTGGCCTGTGCCGACAATGGAGCGGCTGTGGCATGGGTGGTGCCGACGTACAAAAATTCCCGAGCTCCTTGGCGGTTTGCCGAATCGATGGTGGGTCCAGCCGGCAAGAGCGTTCGGATTTATCGGTCAGAGCGCGTGATCGAATTCCCGAGCCGGGGGCGGTTGTCTGTGTACAGTGCAGACAACGACGTTGCGTTGCGCGGCGAAGCGTTTGACGTTGTCATCGTGGACGAGGCGGCGCAAGTGCGAGAGGAAACCTACACGGACGTTCTGCTGCCGACAGTGGCCGATCGGGATGGGCGCATCCTGCTGATCAGCACCCCTCGGGGACGCAACTGGTTTTGGCGCGAGTACCAGCGTGGCGTGGCCGGCCAGCGCAACATCGCATCGTGGACCGCACCGTCGTCTGCCAACCCCATGCCCAGCATCCGCCGGGCAGCGGAGGCGGCTCGGGAGCGAGTATCGGAACGCACGTACAGGCAAGAATGGCTTGCCGAATTTGTCGAGGATGGCGGCGGTGTATTCAGCAACGTACGTGCTTGTGCTACGGCTCGTCCACAGGCGAATGCGCAGGCTGGCCGTCAGTACGTGTTCGGGGTCGACTGGGGCAAGTCGCATGACTTTACGGTCATCTGCGTGATGGATGTGACGGATGGCGCGCTGGTGCACATGGAACGGTTCAATCAGATCGATTACCAGGTTCAGCTCGGGCGGCTGACCGGGCTGTTCGAGAGGTTCGAGCCATTTTCGATCGTGGCAGAATCCAACAGCATCGGGGAGCCGCTCATCGAGCAGATGCAACGCCAGGGGCTGCCGGTCGTGCCATTCCAAACGCGCAACGCGAGCAAGACGCTTGTCATCGACGACTTGGCGCTGGCATTTGCTCGGCAATCCATCAGCATCATTGCAGACGATGTGCTGATCAACGAGCTGCAATCATACGAAATGGAGCGTCTGCCCTCTGGGCTGATGTCGTATGGCGCACCTGACGGATTGCACGACGATTGCGTAATGTCTCTGGCTTTGGCATGGCATGGGGTCAATCACGGCAGCAAATCGCTGCTCTTGTTTGGTGGGAGGTAAGATGGCTAGGCAGCGGCACATGATGGTGGATGGCAAATCCACATTTTTCCTGGACCAATATCCAGAACAGGCGTGGACGCAGCTGGCCCCCAGCTCAGCTCAGATGGCCGATAGTCGTCAGACGACAACGGCGGCTGGCAATTACTACCAAGCTGTCGCCTATCTGTACCGGTGCGTCAACATCCGAGCGACGGCCGCTACCCGTGTGCCCTGGGCGATCATGCAGGGAGACAACGAGGTGTGGCTGTCGACGGTACCATCTCCCCCTCCCGCATTGAGTTACCTGCAAAATTTCAAGCGGCTGGTCAGCCTGACCGAAGCGGCTTTGTGCTTGGCACCAGAGGCATTTTGGTTCATCGAGCGCAACCGGGCCAAGATCATCGCCCTGCGCTGGCATGCCCCCAACAGCGTTGTCCCCCAATTCAGCGAGCAGTCAGGATTGACAGGATTCAAGCGGATTCTGGACCGGGGCCGATCACAGACGTTCGAGCCGACCGATTACGTTTATTTTCCGCTCCCGAATCCGCTGCACGAGACCATCCCTGGGCGTCCACCTGCTCAGGCAGCGTTGTCGTCGGCTGGTGTGCTGTACAACATCGACCAGTTTGCCAGCAACTTTTTCGAGAGGGGCGGCATCAAGGCGACGCTTCTGACTGTCGATGGCAATCCTCTCCCCGCAGAAATGGAACGGTTGGAGAGCTGGTGGAAACGATTCTTTTCCGGCTCCAAATCCGCTTGGGAGACGGCGGCTGTCCGGGCCGGTGTCACCCCAGTTGTTGTCGGCGAGGGGATGGAAAATTTAGCCACGGCTGAATTATCCGAAGAGCGACGGCAAGATATCGCTACTGCGCTCGGTGTCCCCCACTCGATCGTGATGTCGAATGCCGCCAACTATGCTACGGCTCAGCAGGACGCACTGTCATTTTACGACATGACGATCATCCCGTCGCTGACCTATCTAGCGGAAATCGTCAACGAATCTCTGCTGGCTCCAAGCGGATATCGGCTCGAACTGAGACCAGAAGAGATGTCGATTTATCAGGCGGACGAGGAGCGTCGCTCCAACAGCATGCTGAATTATGTGCAGGCCGGTATCAAGCCATCGATCGCTGCGGAAATTCTGGGCGTGTCGCTGCCGTACGGTATTGAGTACAAGGATCTGGACCCAACACCTGTTGCCCCAGCACCTGTCGCCCCGGCGCCGGCGCCCGAACAGGCTCCTGCTATCGACACGGCCAAATCCGCAGAGATTGCACGTTTTCGGCGCTGGGCGAAAAAGCGTCACAATCCAGACCCTGCACTATTTGCCAGCGATATCCTGACCCCGGTCGACAAGGCATCTCTTTTGGAGGCTGTCGATGGCACCGGTTTTTTTACTCGGGCCAACACTGGGCAGACATCGCGGAACAGTATCCGTGACAAGGCCCTTGTTCTGCAGGGTGACCCGGGCGAGCCGGAAGAGCCGGTGTTCCGGCCGATCGAAATAGCAGAGCCCCGCAAGCGCGACCGATTGGAGCGGGAGGTGACCAGTGACATTCAAGCGGCGCTGACCAAGCAGCAGCGTGCCATCTACGAGGCGGCTCGCAAGATGTCGGCGGAGGAATTCATCGGTGACGTGGACGCCGAGCTGGAAGCCGCAGTTAAAGAAATCCAAGAAGAACAGGCGCTTTACGACCGATTGCGCCGAGCGCTGCTGGAGAGCGTCGACCTGGGCGTATTTGTGGCGGTTGAGCAACTGGAAACAATCGGGTTGGGAATGGACTGGACGCTGGTCAACGAGGACGCTCGGGCGTGGGCGCAAAACCATATCGGGACATTGATCGGAGGCATTGATGAGACAACGTTGGCTCGAACTCGCACGGCGGTTGCGGCATGGGT